ATAAGATCACACAGGAAAATCTTTGTACGAGATGGATAGACGCCACTCAGATAATCCTAGTGTAATCTTATTGTCATGGCGGAGAGTATTACCAGTATCTCCTATAGTGCAACCTAATAAGCTCCGCTTATGAAACCATCATTAGATACATTAGAATTTCTTATCTGATTAGGAGTCATACCCATAGCGGATTGGGATATTGTGTTATTTACTAAAGCACCCCAGTTTTCTAGGTGTGTATTAAGTAATTCATCATGTCTTTTAGCGATATTCATGTCTTCAGTTTGAGCCATATAGTCTGTCCAGTATGCAACTGCACCTGCAAGTGAGTCACAAAGGTCATCATGAACTAGCGAACCTTTGTTTCTGGAAATACGACTAAGTTGATAGGCAAGTTGCAGTTTAAGTCTTCTTTCAGGAGTCTCATCAGGGTTTGATCTAAAGTCATTATCTATAACTTTGCGGTCAATAATAAGTCTATGAGAGTTCATTACAGGTTCTAGCGTGTCAATTATGCGTAATTCTTTAGTTTTGGTATTTCGCACGTCTTTTACTTCGCAAGGGTGGTAAGTCATTAGGAAAGGTTTTAGTAATTGTGAAAACATACCACCACCAAAGTTCTGTTCTACGATTATCGTGTTGATTTTATTGACTTTTGCGGTTCTAGCTATGCGTTCTAGGACTCTATCGGAGTAACCTCCCGATAAACCGAAGCACTCTGTAACGAATAAGTTACCATTTAGCATCTTTACACAGGATATAGCTGTCTGGTCTTTTCCAGTTCCAGAGGGGTCAACGAACATTACGCATCCTGTGTATTCAATATAGTCTCCGAACTCCTGTGCGGGTCTATGATACCTGTCTCCATTGAATCCAACGCAGGGTAAATCAGTAATTACATACTCAGGAGAGTTAGACCATATAACTTTTTCAGGTGCGTATTCTTTATTGACCGACATAATTATTAGGTCGTTAATTTTTAAGGGGTATCTATCTTGGTCTGAGAGGGTCGTATCGAGCATAAACTGTAGATTGAACCCTGATCGCCCATAAGACGCTTCACGCTCCATTAGATCAATGGCTGAGAACCTTATAGGGTCAACAGGCTCTTTTGGTTCTGCAATTCCTTCTGATAAGTTCTTTGCAATACGAGGAGCAAGGCGATCTCCATAGTTGTTTTTATGGTTTGGGTACCTAGCTGTCCATATTCGTGTTTCATAGCCACGTTCTTCTAGTGTCAGGTACAAACTATTTTCTACTTGTGGTGTACCAAGGAAGGTAATCTTTCCATTTGGTTTTAATATGGCTTCAAATTCTTTTACAGCTTCGCCTAGTTTGTCTCTCATAGGCTGTGTAAAGCTGTTGTTAGGCACTTCACAATCGTCTGCTATGACTTCATCAGCACGACTCCCTGCAAGCTGCGATAAGACCCCTTTAGAGGAGCAGGAGGGTGCGTGATCGGCACTGGCAGGTCTTACATCAAAGCTAACCTTACTGTTTCTCTGGTCATCTCTGGGGATTAGTGGAGCTAGTATAGGCATCTCGTTTATAAGACGCATAGTAAAGGTAGTAAAGTTATCAGCCCTGTCTTTACTGGCAGATACCACAAGAAACTTTAGTTGTGGGTCTATTCTTAATCGCCAAACAACATAAGTACTTGTAATCCAACTTTTACCTACACCACGAAACCCCTGTATGATCTTTCTTCTAGCCCCATGTTGTAGATATTCAGCTATATCTAGCTGAACAGGTGTAGGGTCTGGTAGGCTTAGATGTCTCCAAGTAACGATTAAGAAATATCTAAAGTCAAGTAGCTTTTCTGGTAGTTCTTGCAATTATAATTCGCTAGGAGGGATAGTCTCTAGGTCTGGTAAATTGGTCATAAGGTCTTCTATTGGGTTATTTTCTACAGGAATACACTCGATACCATTATCTTTTAGGAATTGTCTAGCTACGTTTAAGTCTCCTGCCTTTGCTTCGCCACTTTTTATCAGATCAAGTATATGTTTAGCCAACTCATAGTGTATGGTTTTTAGTAATTCTAAATTTCTATCCATAATTACTAGCTTTTTTGTTTAATATAATCACTTTTTAGCTCTATTGCCAAACAATACATACCTAACTTTACCTAGTAATCCTTGTTTTTGTATCTTTCTATATTGTTTTAGCTCTCTCTCAAGATGATAATTTCTAGTTTCTGCTTCAGAAATCTTTATAAGTGATGCCATAAGTAACATATCTTGTAGTCTTATCTGTTTTACAAGGTCACAACAATAGTCTTTGATAACAAAGTCTGGTAGTTCTTTAACCTCCCTGCATTTAAGTTCTATTTCAAGTTCTATTTCAGGTGGAGGATTGCCAATAAGAACATTAAAAAATTCTCTATTGTTCATATCAATTCAGTTTTGGGAATAGTTGTTGCTCCAACATATCCACAGCACGATCATCTAGCGTATTGCTAGTTTGTTTACAGATTGCTCTAAGCAAATCAACTACTAATCTCTTCACAGCAGTAGTAGTAAAGAATTTTAGTAGTATTGGTTTTAAGATTTTTAGCATAATAACTATTGTGTTACTTTCCAAACATAGCTAACTTGGTAGTATTAAACAAGAGTCTTAATTTTTATGGAAGAAGAAGAAAAAGAAAGTCCAGATTATTTTGGACATTTTGTTCGCATAATTATTCTCGGTTGGAGTTTATCAGTAATGACTCTTGGATATATGGAAAGAATTAGGTTAGACACTTTTGCAGCAGGTCTTGTGGGAAACATAGCTAGTAGCTATGGTATATCTGTAAAAGGTAAAAATGGCAACGGAAAAAAATCAGTTATAGTAGATAATAAGAACTCTAAAGTTGGCATCAAATGAAAAAGCTACTCTTACTAGGTTTATTTTTAGTTGCTCCTTGTTACGCAAATGGACTACCCACTTGGACAACTGGAAGTAGTAACAGAACTGAAAATACTACACAAACCATAACTCGCAGCGTAGTTACTCAGAAATATGGGAGTTCTCTAAATACTTGGGAAGGCTCTAATATTCAAGTTACTAGTGCTACTAGCGGAGGAATAACAGCTTCAGATGCAGTATTTACACCTTATACAACCTCTGCTGATTGGTCATTAAATGTGACTACTAGAGCATCAGGAGCAAAAATAGAAGAAATTACACAAACAGATGCGATTACGACTACTAGCGTTATCACTTCTTTGTCTGTCTTTAGTCAGTAAAGCAAGAGCCGAAGGCGATACAAACGTACAGGCTCAACCAAATGCTGTTGGTAATTCAAGTATTATCAACCAGAATATGAATATTAATAATGGAATGACAGGTAAACAGCAGTTTGGAAACTTAGTTTGTAGTCAACCTACTTTAGCTGTAACTCCTTTTTATACAGGGAATGATGCACAGGGGGAAGAAACTTATAGCATCAATGAAGGTTGGGGAGTACAGATGAGCTTTATGATACCTCTGGGAGATAATAAAACTTGTAACGACTTAGCAAAAGTAAAGCTAGACCTAGCCAAAGAAGAACTAGACAAGCAAGTGCATGATAAACACCTCGTTCGTATTTTGAAATGTCAGCAGCTTCACGCATCAGGATACATGATTAACCCTGCTTCTAAATACGCATACATCTGTAGTGATGTCATTAATATACGAAGTTATGTTAAAGCTAATCCCGAAAAATTTAAAGGCGAGTAACGCTCTGTAGAGGAGTTACGAATTAAACAAGTTCCCACTTGTGTTCGTTTCATAAATCCGTTGACCACTGCGAGGAAAGGCATTGACGGATTCTTGAGTTCATCTTAGGAGAAATGACAAATATCCTAAGAGAGATCAAGCAGGTACACTCGCCTGAACCTCAGTATATCTTATTTCTTTCTATCTGCAATCTCTTTCTTAAGTACTTTAGTAAACATCTTTTTAAATGTTTTCTTGATAAAAGCTAAAACACTTTGCATAGCAATACCACCTGCTACACTTACTACGCTTGCTGTTCCTGCTGCTATTACACTTGACGCTATAACCTCTGGGGCAGGTATAGGCATTTCGCCAAAAAAAGGTATATTAAATGTAGCTATAGCTTCTTCAGTTGATAAAGTTTCTTTGGTGTCTGGCAGGTTTGTCGGTATTGTCTCTGGTTTTACTTCTAACCCTTCCCCCTTTGAAGATGTTGTTTCTTCTTCAGCAGAAGATTCCTGACCTCCCAAACCCGACTCTACCTGTTCCAGACTTGGAAGAAGTAGAGGGTCTAAATATGGAACGTCTGCCACAGGTGGATAAAAAATTGTTTTAGGCGGTACTAAAGTTTCTGGTATATCAATCTGTGGATAATCCAATTAATCCCAGTTGACTATTTTTTTCGCTGCTGCTTGTTCGTCTGCGGTCATTTCGGTAAGAGTGACAGAAGCATTAACCCAGTTATTAGGGTCAAAGTTTGCTTCCGCTACAACTATTCCATACTTTAGTTCTGTTGTATCGTTTTTAAATGGGTCAAGTAGCTTTAGCCAGTGCTTATCTTTAGCTTTATCAGCTACTTTTTCCATCATACCCACTCCGTTAGAAGCAGCTTTGCCTGTTAGTTCGTGCTTATACCACTTAGTATAAAGTGATTTGACTTCAGAAAATGGTTTAAATTCTTCCATAAGTTTATCCGTTTGTATCTAGTGTAGTCCAACTTGGGAATCCGCAATCATATCCACTGCTATTGTAATCTGATTGCTGATACCAAGAATTATCTCCACCTGTATATACATCTCCAAATCTACTTAGCCAGAACCAACCATTTTCTGTACCATATCCAAGATGACAGAACCCATTTTCCATACATTGTGCGGGTTGGTCAGGCCAGTGAATGAAATAAGGAACCCAGTGATCTTGATATATTAAATAATGCTGTCCATCATTTTCATTTGATCTACTTGGTGTGTAGTTCCAATAACCTGCAAAGAATAATGAACCGAACTCGTCAATTAAGACAACAGAGTTATATGTATTCTCAGGTGTACCTCTAGGAATAATCTCAATTATTTTACCTATCTTCATTTTCTTTTCATTACTACCGCCATCTTGGAAACTAGACCAGTTACCTATAGCTTCATTTGGTCTGCTGTTATCTCCACCATCTTCAAAGTCTCCAAAGTCAGAGAACAATATTTCTCCACCAAACCAACCACCTAAATTACTAGAGTTAGTGTGGCTATTAGGAGAGTTATTAGTTCCTTGTACACCATAGTAATTAGATGCAGTGGAGTATATTTTTTGTTCCATACCAGTAGAACCGCCATCTGTTATAAACCATATAGTTGAATATCTGACATTAGTACAAACCATATAAATAACTTTCTGGTCATCACTATTCCATAGAGTACTTGAGTTAGTAAGTATTCTAGGCATACCATTACCACCTGAACCGCTAGAGTCATACACACCTGTTTGCTGTCCGTAATCTCTAAAGTAACCTGCGTAATAAACTTTGCCATCTTCAGTAAGCCACCATGTTCTACCTTCTGCGTCTCCATCTTGGTTCATTATTATGTGAATTATTTTCTTGCCATTTAAAGGAGAACCGCTAACTGCTGTTACTTCAGCAAACTCATTTCTACTAGATGTGTTATTTAATCCTAGCTGACCTTGATCTCCATAACCTGTCGCCCAACACTTACCTGATTCAGTAATAACCATAACGTGTGTATATCTATAGCCACTACAAGTTACATACAATACTTTCTCGTTATTAAATGCACTAGCGGGAACTCTTTTTGCGTAGTTATTTCCGTTATTAGTTCCATCTCCTAACTGTCCATATCCGTTGTAACCCCAACTGTATAGGAATCCGTTTGTATCTACTGCGTAACTTGAACCATAATCATTACTATTAGTGTCCATAGTATGAGCGTGAGTAGTGACGATTTGTTTAATCTTTGGAAAGTTTGTACCTTTCAACTCTGACGTACTTTCGTCATACCACTTCATAGGTGCTTGCACTTCGTTTCTATCTCTAGTTCCTCCATCTCCCATTAATCCATATCCGTTATATCCACTAAACCAGACCATACCATTTTCACATAAATGATACTTGATAGCTCTATTACCATGAACTGATAAAACTTTAGGGAATCTATGAACTATGTTTCCGTTATCATCTAACATATCGCAATTATTGCCAAGCAAATCTGTAAGAAGATGAGCATAGTCAGGATTACCTGCTAGTGCCTGTCTTAACTTGTAGCCTTGTACTTTACTTCCTTTGTTTGGGTGCCATCTACTACCATTAGTTGCGTTGTTTCCATCTAATCCAACACCACCACCATATACATAATCATTACCATCATGATAGAAGTTACCCCATAAATGAGTTTCTCTCTTTCCTATATATCCACCTTGTCTATACATTCCAGAGTTGCAACCATACACATACCCTCGACCTACCTTCTTCAAATAATCAGGTAACGCTTTTATTGATTCTGTATATGTATTACCTGCTTGGTTAGGGAAATTATTAAATTGGAGTATTCCTGCTGTGTTTTGTTGATAGTTTTCTTTTACAGAACTAAGAACACTCTTTTCACTGAAATCTCCACCTCCATAAGAAGGAACAAAAGCTCTATCTTTAATACTGAAAGTTAGAGCATCTCCTCCTCCGTTTTGATCTTCTAAACTTAATGTCTGTGGTGCATCATCAGGAACAGTAAAACTTATAGTTCCTCCATTAGTAATAGAGGTTGGGCTGACACCTTTTTCATAACGACCACCTGTAAGAGTCGGGTTATAGTTTGAGTCAGCAGTATCTTTTATTGAGTAAGTTCTTTGGTTTGCAGGAAATGTAAATGAATAAGTTTTTCCTTTTGAAAGTTTGACAGCAGTAGTTTGTGTTGGCGATCTATAAATCTTAGGGAATTGCTGTCCTCTAGTAAAGTTAGTAGCAAAAATACCATCACTCATACTTGAGTGAACAGAACAGAAATATCTTAAAACATATTGAGAAGCAGGTGTAGGAACCCAAGTTACTGTTGCCCCTGCCTGTCCTGCTGTTCCTGATCTTGTTATACCCATCTCAGCTTCAACAGCAACTTCTGGATAAGAACTACCTGTCCAGTGCCTAAAAGCGA